TGCATTAGTAAACCGAGTAAGAGGAAGTTGGCAAAAGAGTGGCGTGAAACATATTCGGAGTTGTTTTACAAAGAGTTGATCAGCTGTGCCAAGAACAAAGAAGTGCGACTAGAGATCGCCAGGTGGGATGACGAGAGAATGGGAAAGCCTAAATGAAAATTGCAGTAATAACGCCTTACTACAGAGAACCCTTGGGGTTGTTGACCAGCTGCATGAACAGCGTGGCAAAGCAGACTTACAAGAACGTGCATCACTTTATGGTGGCAGACGGGTATCCTAACGAGCACATCAAGAGCAGTTCTAGGCTGACGCACCTGGAGATTCCTAATTGCGGGGATTTTGGGGACACTCCGAGAGGCGTGGGGGCAGCTGTGGCAAATGCGCTCAACTATGATGCCATTGCCTTTTTAGATGCTGACTGCTGGTTTGAACCCAATCACTTAGAGACAATGGCGGGGGTCATGAACGAGGCCAACGTGGACGTGGTGACCTGTCCTAGAAACCTCTACAGAGAAGATGGGCGGTTTCTGGCGGTAGACCAGGAGTCAGACGGGTATAACTTCAACGATACCAATTGCTACTTGTTTGGGAAAGCTGCCATACACCTGGCACGCAATTGGATGTTCAAGAGTCAAGCAGACTCAGCCATTGGAGACCGTCATATGTGGGCAAACGTCAAGGCTCATAATGTGAGGATAGCAAGGTCATTAAAACCAACCCTTAATTACATCACGAGGGTTGTGCAGCACTACAAGGACTTGGGGGAGATGCCTCCCAGAGACAGCCAGACGATCATGGTCACAGATAAGACAATAGAGATTTATAAACTAGCCAGGATGATTTACAAATGATGCAACCCCAGATTCACTGCTTACACTGGCCTAATGTAGACCCAAAAATTGTAAAAGCACACAAAGAGACGTGCGAGCATTTTGGTATGAATGTTAATTACACTTGTGAAACCATAGAACACGGCCTGTGGATGGACAACATCATGATGTCTTCTATTGCAGAGGCTAAACTATTTATTGAAATTGACTGTGTGCCCACCAACAAAGAGATTGTGGACAAGGCTATATCCTTTGCCCTGAACAACAAGAGCATGGTGGGGATTGCCCAAGTGAGCAACCACATTGCACCCTATTCACATATCTATGCAGCCCCCGCTTTCTTTGCCATTCACAGAGATATTTGGGATGATATGGGACGGCCTAGTTTCTGTACAAATGAAAATTGTGATACAGCTGAGAATGTTAGTTACGCTGCTGAAATTTACAAGGTCAAGTACAAGACTCTTTATCCAACACATTACTTTAAAGACCCAGAAGGCGGTGCGTGGAACTTGCACACTTACGGCAAGTATGGAATAGGCACGCACTTTGAAGGTGGAGTCTTTCACTTGTATCAAGGAAGAATGCTGCAGAATGCTGAATTGTTTCACAACATCTGTAAAGGTATTCGCAACAAAACCTTTGACTACAACAATATGTTGCCCTGTAGAACACCCCTATGAACTTCAACCTCCAGCAGTTCTACAAGTTCTGTAGTGAACTCAAAATTGAGACCAAGGAAGAGGGTCTCAAGAAGATGGGAAAACTCCTGGGGACTCAATCGTATGTGATGGGTGAGATTGATAAGGGGTTAAAAGAAGATGTCCACTTTTTCGTCATACTCAAGGGAAGGCAGCTGGGGATCACCACAGTGTCGTTGGCGTTGGATTTGTATTGGCAGTTCACACATCCTGGGTGGCAAGGAACACTCGTTGCAGATACAGAGGAGAACAGGGATATGTTCCGCTCAACACTGGGAATGTACATTGAGGGTCTACCCAAAGAGTACAAGATTCCGCTGGTGGCCCACAATCGCAACCAAATGGTCCTCAAGAACAGAAGTCGTATTTTCTATCAGATTGCGGGAAACAAAGCTCGACTGGGCCAAGGTAAGGCTATCACTTACTTACATGGTACAGAGACCGCATCCTGGGGAAATGAAGAAGGACTAGCCTCTCTCATTGCCTCACTTGCAGAGAAGAACCCAGAACGTCTATACCTTTTTGAATCCACAGCTCAAGGGTTCAATATGTTTCACGATATGTACAAGACCGCTAAGAAGGCACGCACCCAGCGTGCGATCTTCTGTGGCTGGTGGAGAAACGAATACTACAGCGTGGACGCTGAGAGCAAAGAGTACAAAGTGTATTGGGATGGCAAACTCAAATCAGACGAGAAAGAGTGGGTCAGGGAAATCAAGAAGTTGTACGGGGTGGAGGTCAACAGCAGACAGATGGCCTGGTGGCGGTGGAAGATGGCAGAGGGGATCAAGGACGAGACCCTTATGTATCAAGAGTTCCCGCCTACCGAGGACTATGCGTTTGTCATGACTGGCACGAGTTTCTTTTCTAACAGTCGCTGCACAGACGCAGCCAAGTATGCAAAGGGGTTGGACTATGAGTGTTACAGATACGCATTTGGGCAACTCTTTCAAGATACAGAGTGCCTTCAATCAACAGACCGTCTCGCTTCCCTTAGGATATGGCAACAACCAGTTGACTCAGCCTACTACGTCATCGGTGCTGATCCAGCCTATGGCTCATCAGACTGGGCCGATAGATTCTGCATTCAGGTGTTTCGAGTATATGCGGATGGTCTTGATCAAGTGGCAGAGTTTGCAACCTCAGAACTCAATACCTACCAATTCGCATGGGTTATTGCTCATCTGGCGGGGGCCTATAAGAATAGTACGCTCAACCTAGAGGTCAACGGCCCAGGTCAAGCCGTCATCAACGAACTCAGAAACCTCAAACGCCTGGCAGCTGCCATGACCGGAGACACAGGCCGTGGCTTGATGGACGTGTTGGGTAGTATGTCCAATTACATCTGGAGACGCATGGACAACATGGGTGGCCTCTCCAGTAGCATAGGCTTTGTCACCAGTTCCAGTTCTAAAGAGCGGATGCTGTCCTACATGAAAGATTATTTTGAGCGGGGCATGATGGGCATCTTCAGCATGGACACGCTGGAAGAGATGAAGGGCATTGTGCGAGAGAACGGGTTTATTGGCGCACCAGGCCGTGGCAAAGATGACCGAGTGATCGCAGCTGCTCTAGCAACCATTGCGTGGGCAGAACAAGTGCAGCCAAGACTGATTGGTATGCGTCTGTCAAAAGAGATGTCTCTGAAACAAGACGAGTACACGCCAGAACAACTTGCAGTTGGCAAGAATGTATCCAACTACTTAAAGATGATTGGAGTCTACGGTGGAAAAGACGCACGCACTTAGCAAACAACAGCTCATGAAAGAGATCAAACTGTTCTTCAAGGACAAGGACAGGGGCATTTCTATTGAACTATTTGGAGAATTGGCGGGTTTATCTAAGCTGCACATGGAAGAAGTGTTTGTCAGAGAGACCAGACCCTTGACTGAATACACCCAAAAGAGAGTTAATAGGGCCTATGCCATCTGGAAAACGGGTAGAGTGAAGGTTATGCGTAAGTATTCTGGGCACAGATATGTGGATTTCAGGAAAGAACCAGAGATTCCACTTGTTCCGCACCTCAAAATAGAAATGGTGAACGGGCAAGCCAAAGTCAAACTAGGGGCTGTAAACAGGCACGATTACAGCAATTTCAACGAAATTTTGTCAAAAAGGGGGTAATATGGGTGTTTTAAAGGACTATTTTTGCGATTCTCACGGTGTATTTGAGTCTAGAGAGGCCAAATGCCCGATCAAAGGGTGCAATGCTGCTTTATCGGTGGTTTTTTTGCAACCAGTGGCTATAAAATCCGCAAAAACCACAAAAACAGATAAAAACCTGAAACAACTGGCTATGGACTTTGATATGACTGACATCAAGTCCACCAGGGCGGGTGAGCATCAAACTGGCTACTTAAAACGCAAAAATAAGCTGTCAGACAAGGAATTTGCCCAGGCTACAGAGGCTATGGAGGCCAACAACAAGCGCATGGCAGAAGAAAAGAAAGAACCACGGCCTGGGGATAGCGTGATGTGGGGCAATGGTGGTAATATCAACCTTAAATCTGTGATGGGCGGGCAGTTTAAGGCCGTCAAAGACGAATCTGTTTCCATTTTGCCCAGAGATATAGGACAATTCACACCACCCAAGGCGGGTGCTGGGACAATGGTTGATCACGAGGGTCTGAAAGTACAAACATGAAGATACCCAAGAATGCGCTAGATCGAGATGAGTTCTTTAAGGAGATCATCTACAAATGTGAAGTCTCTATAGGCTCTCGCAAGATTGACTACGCATCTCTTAGAAACTGGTATCTGTTTGGCAATGGTCCTGATGAAGCCCCAGCACTCTACAACAAAATCTTTCCGCACTTAGACCAACTGACCTCGTTTCTCTATTCAGCAGAAACCACCAGGTTCAGCATCAACTTAGGTGCGTCCATTCCTGAGAACGAACACCAAAAAGTGCCCGTCCTCACAAAAGCACTCAATGACGAGTGGCTTAACTCCAACGCTGACCAAGTGTTCTCGACTGCCACTACCTGGTCACTGGTCTACGGCACGGCCTACGTCAAACTCATCATGAACAACGGCATTCACCCGTACATGGTTGAACCAGGCAGTGTTGGTGTGTTGCGTGAAGACATCACCTACACAGACCGACAAGAGGCGTTGATTCAGAAATACTACATCACCAAGTCTGAGTTGTATGCACGCCTGTACTCGCACCCAAGACGGGAAGAAATTGTGCAGCGTGTTGGCTCGATGCCTCACGAAAGAACAGAAATTGCAAATGGGCTAGAGCGGATCATCATCAGCCAGTCCAACCCCACCATCTACGGTAACGTCAACCTAGACTTGGCGGGGGGCAACAGATACAAAGCCGAGGTGTCAGAAGATACGGTTGAAATGACCGAGTTGTGGATATGGGATGATGACATTGCTGACTACCGTGTAGTCACAAAAGCAGACCCAGACGTGATCATTTATGATCGTCCAGGTGAGTCCCTTTTCATGAAGGGTGAGTTGCCGTTTGTGCAGCTGTGTCCCAACCCACTCTACGATTACTACTGGGGTGCGTCTGAAGTACAACGCCTGGTCTACTTGCAGCAGCTGCGTAACAGACGCATGACTGAAATCCTAGACTTGTTGTCTAAACAAGTTAGTCCACCCACGGCATTGATTGGGTTCACGGGTATCTTAGATGAGAAGAACTTTGCGTTGAACCGTGCGGGTGGTCTACTGTCTACAGATATGCCCAACGCAAAAGTAGAAAAGATGGCCCCAAATATGCCACCTGATCTATTCACAGAAATCAGAGAAATAGATGCCATGTTTGAGGAGGCCAGCGGTATTGGCAACGTCCTCTCAGGCAAGGGTGAAGCTGGGGTGAGGTCAGCGGGTCATGCAAGTCAACTGGCTCGTCTAGGTTCTTCTAGAACTAAAAAGCGTGCGCTCGTGATTGAGGATAGCCTAGAGAAAGTGGCAACTCTCTACCTCAAATGTATGCAGCAGTATGACGATACAAGGTTCAAAGACACTCAAGGCCACACGTTTATCGCTGAACAGTTCACCAGTAACTTTACTGTGAAGGTGGATGCACACAGCAACTCCCCCATCTTCATGGAAGACAACAGACAGATGGCCTTCAACCTCTTCAAGGCTGGTGTGATCGACAAGGAGTCATTGATTGACCTGGTTGAACCACCCATGAAAGAAGAGTTGAAGTCACGTCTCAAGAAAATGGAGGCTACTAAAGCTGGGCAACCCCCAGCTCCTCCATCTCACAAAGAGAAACCCGATCTCAAAAAGGTAGGTTAATCATGGCAACAAAGAATGTGGGCGGTCCACAAACTCAACCCCGTGCAGATCAACCCAGAGTCAGTTCTGAAACGCTGAAACGGGAATCAACAGGACCTGGTTTGACATACCGTCAGACTGGTGTTAAAAACTCGTCTGGAGGTAGGACTCAACGGTCTTACGCCAGAACTTAATCAGGAGGTTGTTATGTACAAAGCTCACAAACGTGGTCGTAAAACACGCAGATAAGTCTTCTTTGCAAAGGAAGAGGGTATGGTTTCTCCCCTAATCGAGAAACCGCTTGTTCAGGAGATTGCCATGCGTAAAGCTCGTAAACATAAGCGTAAGTAATCCCTTGGGATGAACCGACATTGGGGGGTATGTCGCTAAATACCCCCCACCCACTTGACAGAAAGTTTGTAAGTGGTTACAAACTAGGGCAAGGAGAATTTATGAGTGTTCCGCAAGACAAATTGATGGAGTTAATGGGTGGACCACGGTCAGCTGGCGCACCTCCACCTGTATTGCCCACCTCTGCTGGCATGGGGTCTGCCCCACCGGATGCAGAAACACCTCCTATGGGTTCGCCCATGTCCACACCTGAACCCAAGATGGGGACAAAACAAGCAGCAATGATCAACCTTGGCATGGCGCAAGACTTGCTAGAGCAGTCATTGGCCTCTATCGGTTCAGACTCAGAAGAAGGCAAGTCTATCTTGGCTGCCATCTCTACGCTGAACAAAGTGCTTGGTCCACGCAAGAACAAAACAAACGAGTTGCAGCAGTCTGAAATTATCCAGATGCTACAGTCTCTACCTCAAGCTGGCGGTGCTACTCCAGAGAGTAAGTCACTTGCAGCTGCACCCCTTCCTGGTATGACACCACCTGGTGGTGGATTACCTCCACCCCCCCCACCTCCTCCAGGCGGTGGTTTGCCCCCCCCAATGTAATAGGAGCGACAAATGGATTTATTTAAGCCCAGAGGTTCGTCTACACCTCGCAGACCCACAGACAACAATCAAAAGAACGGTGTCGTGATCAACACGCCTCGTTATTCTCAACTCGGTGGCTTGTCTGGCGCAACAAAAACTGGTTTTCAAGGCATGAAAGTTGAGAAACCAGCTGACGGCAAAAAAGTAATCTAACACGGTAAGAGGGTAACAAAATGTCTTTAGAAAATCTGTCACTTGAGCAACGAGACGAGTTGGCTGGCCTAATGCAGCAACTCGCTGACACGCCAGAAACACGCAAGGATATATTGCGGTTGACGAAAAAGATTCGTCCTGGTTTGAATGTGCCAGAACTCGAAATTGAGGACAACACCAACTCTGCTCTTCAACAAATGCGTGCAGAAAATGAGGCTATCAGGGCCAAGTTGCAGCAGAAAGAGGCAGTAGAAAACCTAGAAAAGATCAGGCATAACGTGGTCAAGAAGGGTTTGGTGTCTGAAGACGAGATACCAGAAATTGAAAAGTTAATGCTTGAGAAAAAAATTGCAGACCATGAGACGGCTGCAGAGCATTTTCGGTGGATGAAACAGGCGGCTGTGCCAACACCAACAGGGTACAACCCCAGTGCTATTCGCCAGTTCGATCTTGGCAAGTATTGGAAAGACCCTAGAGGTGCAGCACAGCAAGAGGCCGTGCGTGCTTTCGCAGATTTGCGGAAACCCACACGTCCTATCGGTTTGTAAAAGAGGGTGTAATTTGTTTGGGCAGAGATGCCCGTCTTTAAGGAGCTAACTATGGCTATTGGTGGCGGTATTCTGCCTCAAACAGGGTCAAGTCAGTTTACAGAATTAACCTACGTCACAAGACGTGCGTTCATTCCTAAACTGGTTGTCCAACTGTATAACTCTACGCCACTAATGGCTGCGTTGATTGCCAACAGTCAACAAGCCTCTGGTGGTGTTTCTTCAGTAACTGTTCCCGTCCAGGGCGCACAGTTTGTGAACGCTCAATGGTCTGACTACTCTGGCTCTTTTGCCCAGCCGTCAGTCCAACAAGGTGCTTACAACGCTGAATTTGACCTCAAGTTGATGATCTCTCCCGTACCGTTCCTCGGTATGGAAGGCGTGGCTCAACAAGACGCTGCAATTATCCCGTTGATTGAAGCCCGTATGAATGACGCAACAAACGTCATGATGGACGCAATGGCAACGGCGTTGTACAACAACACTACCAACAATCAACAGTTCATTGGTTTGCCCGCTGCTGTGGATGATGGTACAGGTGGTGCTGCATACCAGACTACTTACGGTAACATCAACCGTTCCACCTATACCTGGTGGCAGTCTAAGGTTTACGCAGCTGGTAACGTAAACCCCACACGTCAAAACATTCTCCAGTACATCTCTGGTACAGTGAAAAAAGGTGCAGAAATGCCCTCTTTTGGTGTTTGCGGATTTGGTACTTGGACATTGTTGGCTCAAGACTTTGTTGGTCAAGAGCAATATGTGATCACTCCTGGTTCAGGATTTGATGGTGACAACAACGGCCCTCAAGCTGCATTCCGTGCATTGATGGTTGCTGGCGTGCCAATCTATCCAGACCCATACTGTCCAGAAGGCACAGTGTACTTCCTCAACACTAACTACTTGTCGCTCTATATCCACGAGCAAGGTTCGTTTGTGTTCACAGGCTTTGAGTCCACTCTACCTAACTGGCAAATCGGTTATGTCGGTGCAGTTCTTATGATTGCTGAATTGGTGTCTGTCAAGCCCAAGTCAATGTCTAAGATCACTGGCTACAATTATTTGTCGCTATAAGGAGAATTTGAAATGGCATTAGCTCTTAATAAAATTATCCTTGCAAGTGCAGTCGCTAATACGCCTGGTGCGTATTTCCAGATTACCACTACACCCGCCACAACAGTTGGTAACGTCATTCCCGCTGGTGTTTACATTGTGTTTCCCACTGCTAACGTGACCATTCAGGCCACCAGTGCAGTGAATACCAACGGTAACATCACAGCAGTTTCAACCGTGTTGGCTAACAACACTGGTGGAATGATCTTCTCTGACGGTGTTAACGTGTTTGCCAACTCTTCTGTTACCAACGCTACAGTTACTTTGTTGACTGTTGACGGTGGACAGAACGTGTCTGGTACATACAACGCATCATAAGGAGTGAACAATGGCTAATCCCGATTCAGTCAGTCAGTATTATCTGGATTCGTTTGGATACGGTCGTATTGGTCAAGCTACAGTTGTGTCTATGGCAGCCTTGGGTAATGCGGTTGCCACTATTCCTTTGTTGAATGGTGGCCTCACAAACTCAGGGACTGCAGTAGGTTCTGGTGCAGTGATTCCTCGCAGAATTACTGTTAACAATCCTACAGGGTCTGTTTCGTCTGCTTATGTGACGATTACAACAAGCAATGACGGCAACGCATCCAATGCGATAGTTGCTAACGTGGCTTTGAGTAACATCACTGCAGCGGGCAGATACCAAGACTTGACCATAGCAACGCCTTACTCCACTACAACTTCAGTTACTGGTAACTTGACATCTGCACTTTATGTGAATGTGACCACAGTTTCTGGTAATAGCAACACTGTGAACTTCCAAGTTTACGGTGACGTTGTACAGTTCTAATGAACGTGTTTGTTACGAACCGTGGGGACACACAGCTCGCTGTGGGTTCTTACGAGTTCAAAAAGAATACTCCTGTAGAGTTGCCTATTGAGGCAGCTGTGCAATTATTTGGGTATGGTCTTGATGATCGAGAGCATATCTTGGTTCGCTGGGGGTGGATACAACTGCACAGCGAACTGGCAGAAGGTTTGAAAAAGTTAGATCAGTTTGAAATAACAACTGAAAGACCAGGGAAAAACAGCTCGTTACCCTCGGCTGTTGGACGAGTACCCCTAACCCTCCAGAAGGGTTCGGGGGAAAAGACTCAAATGAAGGTAGCCTAACATGGACAGCAAATGGCAACGCTTAACGACTATCTCAGCCAAGTTGAAAATTTGCTCCATGACGTTAACAATGTTTTCTGGACGCAAAACCAGCTAACCACCTACATTAACGAGGCGAGAGAACGCACCGTTAGAGACACTGGTTGTCTGCGTAATCTTCAGACTACCACAGCTCCCCTGGCTTACAACTCTACTGCCCTGACGGGTGTTTCTCCTACCATTTGGCAAGGTAACACCGCAGTCACAGCTGGTCAGTACGTCTTTTCCAACATCTACAACTATGTCTACACCCAAAGTGGGACATCTGGCAACTCTGCACCGATCTATCCTAACGGTGCTAATCCTTTCCCGCCCACCGCTCCATTTGCAGATGGCACTGCCATGTTGCAGTATGTGAGTAATTGCGAGATTCTTCCATTCAATGCGTTGCCCCAGGGCATTAGTGTCTATGATGTTGTCAATATCAACTTATATTGGGGCAATAGTCGGATACCTTTGCGTTATCTGCCTTGGTCCAACTTCACCGCCCAGTTGCGTTACTGGCAGAATTATGTGGGCAGACCCATCTGTTTCTCTATGTACGGGCAACAGGCCATCTACATTGCCCCCATACCAGACCAACTCTACTACATCGAGGTAGATACCAACATTTTGCCCTCTGCTTTATCACTCACGAACATTAACCAGGTGGACACCATCATTGACCCGTACACTACTGCGGTTCAATACTATGCTGCATACAAGGCCAAGTTCTATGAGCAGTCTTATGGTGAGGCTGAAATCTTCAAACAAGAGTACAACAAACACATATTGAACGTCCTCAATAGCACGTTTACAAGAAGGATTCCTGATCCATACAGTAGTGGAGGTTAAACATGGCCTCCGCAGAACAGAAGAAGTCCTACCAGGTAATCAAGGCTTTCAAGGGTCTCAACACCAAGGCCAACCGCACGGCTATTGACAAGGATGAATTCTCCTGGTTAGAGAACGCCATGCCTGTGGGGTCTGGCAATATGCGGATTATTCCCACCAGTAGCAACGTGACCAACGGTGCAAATGCGGTGGTGTTCACCAACAATGTAGTTACCCTGTTTTCTGCCAACATCAATGATGATTATGTGGTGGCTGCAGAAGATAATGGTGCGCTAGAGGCATATGACCTCAGTTCTAACAACTTTGTGACCATTGTCGGCTCTGGTTCGTTGTCCAATTCTGGTGTTGCATTCTCTCAATACCAAAATACAGACGTTTTTGTGGGTGACCCCACTAAAGGTTTGTATGACTGGAACGGGGTGAGTCTGATTCCCGTGGGTTCTGTAGGCAGTATTGCCATCACAAACCCAGGTATCAACTACACGTCTGCACCCAACGTCACTATTTCTTCCCCCAATAATGCCAACGGCACACGGGCAACAGCTGTGGCCTCAATTACCACAGGTTCTGGTGGGGTGCAAAGCATTCAAGTTTTAACGGGTGGATCAGGCTATACGTCTGTGCCTACAGTAACCCTTTCCACGCCTGACGTGACAGGTGGCAGTACGGCTACGGCTGCAGCCACCATTTCTGGCGGGAATGTGGTGGCTATTTCTGTGGTCACGCCTGGTTCTGGCTACCTTAACCCGCCAACGGTTAGCATTACTGGGGGCGGTGGGTCTAGTGCAACTGCAAATGCAGCACTTTCCACGGGTATTGTGAATGCCATCACGCTGACAAATGCGGGTAGCGGGTACACGTCTCAGCCTAGCGTTACCATTTCTGGTGGTGGAGGGTCAAATGCGACTGCTTTAGCCCAGCTCGTCACTTTTGCCACAGGCGTGGTGTCCATTCAGGTCACCAACGGGGGCACAGGCTACGGTCAGTACGGCAACCTGGCAGTCACCATCACGGGTGGTGGGGGCACAAACGCAAATGCAACTGCCATCATTTCTGGAAACGTGGTCAGCCAGGTCATTATGAACAATCCTGGCTCTGGTTACACCTCTGCACCGTCTGTGGCGGTCTCAGGTGGGACTGGCACGGGTGCAAACCTTGTTGCGACTGTGCAGCTAAACCCCATAGTGGACTTGGCTACCTTCTCCAACAGAGTTTGGGTGGCACAGGGGCGCACGGTTTATGCGTCTGCCTCCACAAGCCCCACAGATTTCACCTCTGTATCTGCTGTAGCGTTCAACATTCAGGACAGCACCTTGCACGGCAACATTCAAGGACTCTTGTCTGCCAACAACTTCTTGTATGTTTTCGGAGACGATAGCATCAACGTGTTCTCGGACTTGCAAGTGACCTCCACAGGGGCTACGGTGTTCACCAACACCAACGTGAGTGCGTCTATCGGTACTAAACGCATTTACGCCATTTTCCCCTATTTCAGGTCAGTCCTGTTTATGAACGACTACGGTATTTATGCCTTGGTTGGTTCAACAACTACCAAGATTTCTGACCCTCTAGACGGTATTTTTCCCTATATTGACTTCAGCAAACCCGTCACAGCTGGTCAAACGCTGCTCAACAACATCCTTTGTGCGGTGTTTAACTTCTATGTCAACAGTTCTTTTCCGATTGGACCATCAGGATCACGGTATATCCAGTGTATTTTCTTTGAGAAGAAGTGGTTTGTTTCTAGCCAGGGCAACATCCAGTATGTGACCTCTGTGCCTTTTGGCGGTAAGGTCAGACTGTATGGCACAGATAACAACAAAGTATTAAAACTGTTGTACAACGATACAACCAGTCCGATCAGTTCGTACATCCAGACTGCACTCAATGAGATGCAAGACCCTATCAGGACAAAACAAGCCCTCAAATTTGCTGTAGAAGCGACTCTGGCGCAAGGTGGCGTGTTCAATGTCACGGTGGATTCAGAAAGCGGTTCTAGCCCCGCCTACACCCTTTCTAACACGGTTACTTGGACAAACACAAGTGGAACTACTATCGGTTGGACAAATTACCTATCTCAAACGATAATTTGGACAAATGTTAGCGGGTACTATTTGTACAAATCAGACGCAGAGCAGTACGGTAAGTATTTAGGATTAACGCAAACCAGTAATTCTGCTGGGTTTATTGTGAACACATTTGAGTTTGAACATGAATTAAGAGTGAGGTTCTAACATGGCATTACCAATTACAGTTCCCTATACGTTTGGAACGGCAACCACTGCTATCCCGCTGACCAATTTGGACAGTGATTTCAGCACTGTTTACTATGCAGTGAATGGTCTAGGTAATGGCTCTGTGTCATTAGCAAACGTGTCTATCACTGGCGGTACAGCATCAGGCAACATCACTCTTTCTAACGTCACCATCAGCAGTGTGGCTGCAGCAATTACTGTTGCACAGGGCGGTACAGGTGCAACTAGTTTGACAGCAAACAGCGTGGTCGTGGGTAATGGATCAGGACAAGTCACCGTTGTTTCACCAGGCACAACTGGTAATGTATTGACAAGTAATGGCACAAACTGGATCAGCCAGGCGGCTGCTGCAGCAACAGGCAATGTGACATATGGTAATACCACGGTTTCTTTAGGTGGTTCATCTTCAAGTATTGGTAATCTAACAACTGCAAATGTCACCATTACCAACTATACAGAAACCTTGTACGCACCAGCTGCGGGCTCGTCTTTCAGCATTTCTTTAGTAAATGGCACTATTCAAGAGATTAGTCTTAATGCCAATGGCACAATTACTTTGCCAAGCTCTGTGGCTGGCAAGTCTTACACCATCATTGTGACCTACTCAGGTTCTTATTCGCTGACTTGGGCTGGTGGTGGTACGTTGAAATGGGCAGGTGGTACAACACCTACTGCAACATCAACATCTGGTAAGTATGATATCTTCAATTTTTATTGTGATGGAACTAATACTTTTGGCTCTGTTTATGGATTGAACTTCTAATGTTAAGTAGTCGAAAAACAGCATCATCAAGTAGTGGATATAAACCTCCAACTGCAGTATTTTCTAAATCTTTAAGATTTAGAAGTAGCGCATCTGCTTATTTTAATAGAACATTTTCAAGCACACCTACATCATGGACTGCAAGTTTTTGGGTGAAAAGGGGAACTTTAGGTTCGTATCAATCAATTTTTGGATCACGTTTATCAGGTACAGGATCATCTTATTTAGAATTTCTTAACAACGATACATTAGGTGTAGCAAATAATTCCACATCTGTGGCAACTAATGCAGTTTATCGTGATCCATCTGCTTGGTATCATTTTGTTGTAAGCTGGAGTTCAAGTAACGTAGTTGTTATTTATTGCAATGGCGTATCACAATCTCTCACGGGTTCAATTAGTGGCGCAAATCAATTGTTCACATCAGGCTGGACAAGCACTGTTGGCAGATATGGTGATTCATCAAGTCAATATTTTGATGGTGAATTAGCTGATATTTATTTTATAGATGGACAAGTATTAACTCCATCTTCATTTGGTACGACATATGCTCCATCAGGCCAATGGATACCTATTGCATATTCTGGTACTTATGGAACTAATGGATTCCATTTACCATTCAATAACACAACATCCACAACCACACTAGGATACGATACATCTGGTAATAGTAATAACTGGACAACCAATAACATTAGCTTAACTGCTGGGTCAACATACGACAGTATGAATGATGTGCCAGTAGCGTATAGTGCGACTGCGGCTAATTATTGTGTCATCAATCCTAATGCCAATTCTGGCCCAACTATTACCAATGGAAATTTAAACCAAAGTGGTTCTTCAGGTTTTAGTCAATATGTAGCATCTACTATGGGGATGTCTGCATCAGGAAAATATTATTGTGAATTAACTTGCGTTACATTAGGTTCTGAATTTACTGTTGGAATTTGCACAGATCAAGGAAGTACTAATTATGTTGGAGGTACTTCAACATCTTGGGGATATTACACTAATGGTAATAAATATAACAATGGTTCAGGTTCTGCTTATGGTGCAACATATACATCTGGAGATTTAATTGGTGTTGCATTTGATGCTGGAGCTGGCACATTAACATTTTATAAAAATGGTACAAGCCAAGGTACTGCATTTACAGGTTTAACATCAGGAACATATTTCTTTACCATGTCCACACGGACAAATGGTGGTGCATCAACAGGTACTGCAAACTTTGGTCAACAACCATTCACCTATACACCACCATCAGGATATGTAGCACTCAACACATACAACTTACCTACACCTACTATTGCACAGGGTAATAAGTATATGGATGCTACTTTATATACTGGAACTGGTGCTGCAGCCTCAATAACAAATGCCGCTGCTTTCAAACCTGACTTGGTGTGGATTAAATCACGTTCAGCCGCAACTGACCATAAATTAACAGATTCTGTTCGTGGCGTTACAAAAGCATTAATATCCGATACAACAGGTGCTGAAACAACCGATACAAACGGATTGACCGCATTTAATAGCAATGGTTTTACTATTGGCACAGATACTAATTACAATAATTCTGGTGCGACTTATGTTGGTTGGCAATGGCAAGCTGGTGCTGGCTCATCAAGTTCAAATACTAATGGATCAATTACATCAACAGTATCGGTAAACACTACTGCGGGATTTAGTGTTGTTACTTATACAGGTACAGGTAGTAATGCTACTGTAGGTCATGGATTGGGTGTTGCGCCTAGCATGATTATTTTAAAACGCAGAGATAATGGTTCAGATAATTGGCGTGTTTATCATTCATCAATAGGTGCTGGTAATGTATTGTCAATAAATACTACGTCTGCGTCTGCTTCTAGTTCAGCTAGTTGGAACAATACTGCACCCACATCATCAGTTTTTTCAGTGGGTACTGAATCAAATACAAATGCAAGTGGTTCAACAATTGTCGCTTACTGTTTTGCACCAGTAGCAGGATTCAGCGCATTTGGTATTTATACTGGTAATAGTTCTACATCTGGGCCATTTGTATATTTGGGATTTAAACCTGCTTATTTACTTGTAAAAAATACAAGTACAGGAAATTGGACAATAAAAGACAATAAGAGAAATACTTTCAATGTTGTAAACAATGATTTGTATGCAAATTTAAGTGTTGCTGAAGTTGCAGAATATCCATTTAATTTTTTCTCTAATGGTTTTCAGCCAGTAGATGTAAGTTCAGATGTTAACGCTTCAGGGCAGACATATATTTATGCGGCCTTTGCATCCAACCCCTTTGCTTATAGCAATGCTTTCTGATAAGGAACAATCATGTTTGCAATCGTAAAAGACAACACAGTACAACAGATTATCCAAGAGGGTAGTCAGTTCACAGTCGATGATGTAACCTACGCTAACAACTGGTTTCAACTAGCAACCCAAGAAGAAAAGACTGCTTTGGGTGTTATGGAAGTGGTTTATGGTGCTAGGCCAGACGATAAGTACTACTGGGTCACAGAATCTGCACCAGCAATAGAGAATGGCGTTGTACAAATCAATTACACGCACACAGACAAACTACTTAATGACACGCCAGAAGTAGACAAAGACGGCAACCCTGTCTACGTTCAAGAGTATGACCCAACTTTGAATGATGGCAAAGGTGGCATGAAGAACACCACTGTACAGGCCGTGCAACAGGGTCTTAAAACGCAATACATTAGCCAAATTAGAGATACAGTTTGGAAAATGTTGCAGCCTACTGACTACATGGACAGCAGAAAGGCCAATGACCAAAGTTACACGCCTCCAGCAGAATGGATTACTTGGAGGGCTGCTATACGCACACAGGCAACAAATCAGATTGCTGCCATCAATGCGTGTACGTCTATAGACCAGTTGATACCTCTCACCAACATTGCCTGGACAAAACAACCATGAGTACAAATGCGTTTACAAGAACGGGTAACACCGTGGTCTTCTTGGCTGCCACATCAGCTCCTACGCCTGTACAGTGCGTTTCTACCACCTTGGGTGGCAACCAGTACAGGGTTATCAACTCAGGCTCTGTGACCGTGTTTTTAGGTTACGGTGTTGCATCTTCAGATGCAGCCAACAACTCTGCTGTGATTACGACTACAGGACCAGCCTACCCTCTTTTGCCTGGTACAGATGAGATATTGACGTTTGTGCCTAATGCTTACTTCACGGGCACTACTTCTACAAGTTCTGCAAATGTGTATATCACTCCTGGGGACGGGATGTAATCATGTTAAAAACAGTTGCAATAACTTCTGGTGGGGGTGGTGGTAACGGGACAGTCACGCAAGTACAAGGTGCGGGAACAGTCAACGGTATCACTTTAACGGGCAATGTCACCACGTCTGGCAACTTGACGTTGGGTGGAACTCTTGCAAACATTACCAACAGTCAGTTGTCCAACAGCAACGTCATTATTGGCAACGTCACGATTGCATTAGGAAGTTCAACTGCTAACCTGGGCAACGTAACTTTAGCCAACGTCACCATACAAAGTGGTAATGCAACATTTACCAATGTCACCGCTCAAAATCAGATTGCAACTGCAAACATCTATGCAAACGTCACAACGGGTGCATTTTCCTATGGAACTCTAGGATATTCAGATGTAGGAATTGTTGCGTCTTACGCAAATAGTTCTAATAACTATGTGCAAATTGTTTTACAAAACACAAGTAGTGGAACAAATGCGTCTAGTGATTTTGTGGTGGTTAATGACACAGGGTCTGCCTATGCTGATTTTGGGGTGACATCTAGCCAGTACACGGGTACAGGTGCATTCTATAAACCCAACGCACCGTATTTGTATTCTGGTTCTTCTGATTTGTACATTGGCACGATCACTGCAAATGCTATTCACATTGTTGCTAACAATGCAACAACAGATGCCATCACAGTTGCCTCTACTAATGCGGTGACTATTCCCTCGTTGTCTAGTGGCAATGTCACTATCACAGGAGGAACAATCAATGTTACGTCTACTAATGTGGCTGCTACCACTGCTGCTAGTGCTACTTTTTCTAACTCTAGCATGATGCTTGTACCAGCTGGTTATATAGACTTTGACCTCAACGGCACAGTAGTAAAAGTGCCCTACTACGCTGTTTAACATGACCGATGACAACAACAACATATCATTTTTAGACTTACTCATTATGTGGGTAGGGACGGTGGTGGGGCACATTACACTGTCCACTCTAGTGTTGTTGGCTACGTTAATTTACACTGTCATAAAGACATATCTCTTAATTAGAGATAACTTTAGGAGAAGATAAAATTAACCAGAACGATTTAGCCTATGTACAGTTTGGTGACGTGGAGGGTCTCTCCAGGCTCGTGTTCGAGAACTTTCAGCAACACAGGCTATTCTGGCAGACCCTTAACCGCAACAACATTGCCACGCCTTTCTACCCTATAGAAGAGGCCAACCCTGACAACCTCGATGACTGGCTACTGATTCACAACCAGATGCACGAGTCCCTAGCAAAGATACTAAACCTAGCCAACCCTTTCCAACTGCTAGATGCGGACTGGAATGTGGAAGATGACTTCTATGACTGGATTGGGGTTCACCAGGACATTCATCAGCAAATTGCTCAACGTCTGAAAGTGCAGTAATGGCAACAAGACTTGAACCTATACAGATACTAGAAAAGAGTATGCAAGGGTCTAAACAAGACCCTAAACGCACTTATGCTGCCATGACACGCCTGGTAAAAGAAGACCCTAAGTTCAGGGTTATGCGTGCAAATAACTCGTTGTTTTCCTATTACAACTTGGGCAACGGCAATGTAGATGTTGCGCTAGACACGGCAGACACTCCTCGTGATCTGGTTAAGAGCGTGAAACAATTTGCACAGGCCATGAAAGTGGCTAAGTTCAAAAGAGGGCGGTTTGACATCAGCAACCCACAGATTGAGAAAGTCCTCAAAATGGCTGGTTTGCAATACAAGTTGATGCCTATGCCTGGTGGTCAAATGGCTGCAGTGGTGGAGGTTTAAATGAGTAATGTTGTAAACAGCGTTGGTACAAAATTAGGAAATGTAGTCAATACCGTTGCACAAGATGTCAACACCATTGTCACGACTGCAATAGAAAACCCTTTACCCATTATTGAGACCATTGCGGTGACTGCTGCACTAGGTCCAGAAGGTTTAGATTTAGCCACAACCATAGGTGCACCCGCCACTGCTGCGGTGTCTAGTGCTGCGGTGGCAGCTGCTAACGGTGCAAATGTAGACCAGATTGCAACTGCTGCTCTGTCTTCTGGTGCGGGTAGTTACATTTCCGGTGCTACTGCTACAAGTGTGGCTGGGGCACAACCAGATGTTAATCAACAAGCATTAGCCAACATTGCGGGTTCTGCTGCTGGATCAGGTGCAGCCACGGCTATTAAAGGCGGTAGCATTGCCGACATTCTCAACAACATTGCATCTGGTGCAGCCGCTGCGGGTACGGCTGCGGGCACACAAGCCTTGGGTGCTGGTCCTACGACTGCAAACGTATTGGGCGGGTATGTAGGCGGTGCAACTCAGGCGGGTGGTAATGTCTTAACTGGTCTAGAAGGAGCTGCTGGGGGTGCAACTAAACCCTCTGCATTGCCAGTTGACACCACAGATGTTTCACAAGTTGATACAAGTCAGGCGGTGACACCCACGCCAGTACCAACAACAACAACACAAGTTGCAGAAACCCCATTTGTAGATCTATCAAAACCCACTGTTGTTGCAAGTTTAACAGGTGGACTAAATGAATTGCCACCAGGTGGATTCCAGCCTGGTCAGATTACGCAAACAGCTGCGGGTCTGTTTACCACCTATATTGCTCAAGATGGTACAGCTGTCAACATTCCTATTACTGTAAACCCATCAACAGGAGCTATCAGCACAACATCTACAGACCCAGAGGCACTCAATGCGATCAAGGTCCTGACGGTAGACCCCACCAAAGTCAACCCTGTTTTCTACGACAAAACGCCTATAGACCCAGGCTTGTCCGCAGAAGAGAAGTCTGCACTTGCAAATGTTGCTAGTCAAACTAGCCAGGACATGATCAACGCACTCAAGTCCGGCAAAGCTATAGACGAATATTACAACACCTATGCCTATACGTCATCTTTGCCCACGTTTGTGACGCAGATGGCACAGGAGTTGGCTAACGATCCTACAGGT